ATACATTATTACCGTACATAAGAAGAATAGAAGACGGACTTACAACTCTTCTACCGGGTAAACAACAAGTTAGATTAGATACAGAAGAATACGCTAGAGGAGATCTATTTAGTAGAGTAAGAACGTATCAAGTAGCTATATCTAGTGGACTTATGACACCTAACGAGGCTAGATCAAGATTAGATCTAGAGCCTTACGAGGGTGGAGATAACTTCTACCTAGGATTACAGGGAGCCGCAGTAGATCCAAGCATAACACCACTCGGTAACGACCAACACGACCCTAAAGTAATATTGAACGATCCAAATAATTTAGAAAATGATTAGCGAAAGTTTTACTATTGCACCCGATACGGCTACTAAAATATTAGATAGTCAAAACTTCGAGCAACATATTTATATTCATAATAACCACTCCAATAAAATGTATGTAGGCGGAAGTAACGTAACGGCTAATAACGGTTTACACCTAGATAATGGCGAAATGTTAGAAATAAGAATACCGCAAGATAACGAATTATACGCTATTAGTGAAAGCACTTCGGGCGGTATTTCCGTCGTTAGACCGAGATAATGCCTTATTATATTTCTATGGATCACCCGGATTGTAAAGACGGACACGCAGTAGTAAAAGAAGAAAACGACGAGCTTATTACTTGCCATAAGACCCACGAAGAGGCGGAAGAACACTTAACCGCACTTAATATAGCTATGGCAGAAGAAGAGAAGTCTATAGATCAAGATGTAGAAGTAAGAGAAGTAGATTTATCCGCTCCTAAATTTATGATCGTAAATTTAAAAAGAGGATTAGATAATCTTAACAGAGCGGGCGACGGACTAACTCCTAAAACAATTAGGGACGCTAGATCTATTGTTAGTAGTGGTAAAGTAAGCCCGGCTAAAGTTTCGTTAATGGGCGCGTGGCACGCTAGGCACCTTAGCGATCTAGATAGAGAGCCAAGCAACCCTAACGATCCCGATACTTGGAGAGCTAGCGATGTAGCTTTCTTATTGTGGGGATCTAACCCGTGGACTAACCCGGATCAAGCGGGCGAGTGGGCTAGAAGAAAACTAAAACAATTACAAGATGAAGAGGGTAGAGTATCTAATTTTTATGACATAGATACTAAATCTATGACAACTACGATTAATATATTAAATAATAAGGTTAGGATTAATAACGTGAATAAAGAAAAAGAAAGCCGATCTTTTGGCTTAGCTAATGTAGAAATAAGAGAAAATAAAGACGGGGAATTATCTTATAACTTTAGTGGTTACGCAAGTGTATTTAATAAACCGTATGGTGTAAGAGATAGTAAAGGAGCTTACACCGAAACCATTAAACCCGGAGCTTTTAAAAAGACTTTACAAGAGCAAGACGATGTTAGATTTTTAGTAAACCACGACGGAATACCTTTAGCTAGATCTAGTAGCGGTACTTTAAGACTAGAAGAAGACGACTACGGATTATTTGTAGAGGCTAGTTTAGATCCTAATAACCCAACCGTTGCAGAAGTAGCCTCCGCTATGAAGAGGGGCGATCTTAACGAAATGTCTTTCGCTTTCGCAGCAGTTAGGGACGACTTCGACGGAGAAAAAAGGGACGTACAAGAAGTAAGATTATTCGATGTAAGCGTAGTTACATACCCGGCTAACAGTTGGGCGGGCGCTACATTAAGAGGTTTAGATATAAGCGAGTACCAAAAAGAATTAGTAGAGGCTCGTAGTGGCGATAAAGCCGTAGAAGTTTTAGAGCAAATAATCAATAAGTTACAAGAAAGTAGCGAAGAAGATAAGCGCTCTAAAAGTAACCCCGACGTAGAAATCTTAAAAATTAAGATGAAAAAAGACGGGTTACTCTAAGACGTAACGCCGGGTACCTACCCACCTTACGCATAAGTATAAGTAATAGCAACTTTAAGGATATTAAATTGAAAAAATTAATAGAAGAAAGGGACGCTAAATCAGCAGAACTCAACGAACTCGTTGACGAAATGGACGCTATGGAAAAAGGCGAAGAGTTAGACGCTAAAATTGAAAGATCTAACGAGCTTTTAGTAGAGATCAAAGACTTAAACGAGAAAATTGAAAAAGACGCAGATTTAAGAAAGACCCTAAAAGAAGTTGAAGAAAGCAGAAAATCTTTAGATATTGAAGATGAAGATATTACAGAAACTCGTATGGAAGTAAAAGAGCCGGATATGTACCGTAAAGGTGGCGAAAATTCTTTCTTCGCAGATATGTACAATGCTAAATTCAACAACGATTACTCCGCTAACAAAAGATTAGCGGAACACCAAGAAGTTTCTAAAAGAGATGTCGGTACCGGAGCTTTTACCGGTATGGTCGTACCTCAATACTTGCTCGACGATTACGCACCACTCGCAAGAGCGGGCGCTAATTTCTATCAAGCAGTACCAAAAAGAGAGTTACCGGCTTTCGGCAACAAAGTAGAAATTTCAAGAATAACAACAGGATCAAGCGCAGCAGAACAAGCTAGCGAAAACGCCGCAGTTAGCGAAACAGATATGGACGATACACTATTAACCGTGAACGTCGATACTATCGCAGGACAACAAGACGTATCTAAGCAAGCCTTAGACCGTGGCGGACAACCGGGCTTTAATCTAGAAGATATTATCTTCCAAGATCTAGCAAGCGCTTACTATACAAAATTAGATAACTTGATGTTAAACGGCTCCGGATCTTCCGGGCAACCTTTAGGTTTAACTACAGTTAGCGGCACTAATAGCGTTGCATATACAGACGCTAGCCCTACAGTAGCCGAACTTATGCCAAAGATTGCAGACGCAATACAACAAGTAAACTCTAATCGTTTCGCTCCGGCGACCGCAATTATTATGCACCCTAGACGTTGGGGCTTTTTAACTGCGGGAGTTGATAGCTCAAATAGACCATTAATATTACCTAACGGTAATGCTCCTCAAAACGCTTATGGCGTTGGAGATACAAACTCTTACGGAGTTGTTGGTCAATTAATGGGTATTCCGGTTATTACCGACGCTAATGTCGCTACTAACTTTGGAGCAGGTACAAACCAAGACGAGATTTACATAGTAAGAGCAGAAGATCACATACTCTTCGAGCAAGATATGTTTACTGCTAAGTTTGAAGAAACTAACGCAGGATCTTTAACAACTAAGTTAGTTGTTTATGGTTATGTTGCTTTCGCAAGCGGTAGATATCCGGCGGGTATTTCCGTAATTGGCGGAACAGGATTGGTAACACCAACCTTTTAATTAAAATTGTTTTAGTGTATCGGGCAACCGATACACTAAGACTTATAGGAAATAAGATTTATGGATATTAAGAAAAAAGAACAGATAGAGGCTTTAAAAAAAGAATTAAAACACTACGAGATTTATAAAAAAGCAGATAGAGCCGAGCAAGTTAAAAAAGAAATTAAAGCACTTGGCGGAAAAATCGAAAATAAATCAGCAAAACCAAAAGCCGAAAAAAAAGTCGTTAAGAAGTAGTAATGCCTAAACACTATAAAGGTGGTAAACCTAAAGGTGGTAAGGGTAAAGGCCGAGGAGGTAAGTAACCTATGGCAATTATTAACGGTTATATTACCCAAGCGGATCTAAAGGCTTTTGTAGGGATCCCGGATAGTGATACCGCAGACGACGACTTATTAGATAATGCTATTAATGGCGCTAGCCGTCAAATAGACGCTTTTTGTGGTAGAAAATTTTACGCCGACGGATCTACAAGCGCTAGAGAATACTTTACAAAAGATTTTTTTAAACTTTACGTAGATGATATATCTACTGCAACCGGATTGGTTGTAAAATATGACGATGACGACGACGGGACTTATGAAGTTACCGTACCAAGCGATGAATATAAATTACTACCTATAAACGGTGTAGTAGGGGGTATTGAGGGTAGCCCTTATTACATTATCCAACTAAATAGCGACGGATCTTACGAGTGGCCTTTATCTAACACTTCTAATAGACCCTACGCACAAATAACCGCTAATTGGGGTTATGCAACTACACCGGAGCCTATTAAGTATGCGTGCAAGATGTTAGCTAGCGAGTTATTCGCTATGCGTAATGCACCTTTAGGCGTAGCGGGTGTAGGAGATTTTGGCGTAGTTAATGTACAACAAAACAGAGAGGTAACTAGATTACTACTACCGTTTCGTAAAGCTAGCGTACTAGGAATAGCTTAATGGCTAGCTTACAAGAGGTAAGGGACGGGATTAAAACAACCCTAAGCGATAATATTAGCGGTTTACGAGTGTACGATGTTGTACCGGATTACTCTATTAACTTTCCGGTAGCAATAGTCTTACCAACTTCAATACAATTTAATATAGCTATGCAACGTGGCACGGATCTATACAACTTCGATATTTTAGTAGCAGTACAACGAGCAGAGAGCAGAACGGCACAAGATCAATTAGACCAATATATAACAGGAGCCGGGAGTAGCTCTATAAGACAGACTATATTTAATAATAAGACGCTAGGTTTAGATAATACCGACGCAACTATTACAAGTGTAAGCAATTACGCCGCAGACGTTAACCTTAACGGAATAGACGCAATAGGAGCTAACATAAGCCTAGAAGTGTATACAAAAGGAACTAGCTAAATGCCAAAATTTAAAATAATAGGATCTAAGAAGATAGACGGTAAAGAGCCGGGTAACACTATAACTTTAGAAGATCTAGATAAAATAATCACACTTACAAAAGCCGGACATATAACCGCTATAAGTAAAAAAGAAAATTTAAAGAAAGTAAAAAAAGTCGTAGAAGAAATTAAAGATAAAGAGGTAGATAATGGCTAAGTATGTATTTACGGACGGTAAATTATTTATCGGTGGATATGATCTAAGCACACATACCAACGCAATTACTTTAGACGTTACCGCAGACGAGTTAGATGTTACAACTATAAATAGTGGTGGATTTAGAGAAAGATTGGGCGGCCTTAAAGATAGTAGCCTTAGTATCGATGGATTTTTCGAGGCCGGTAGTGAAAAACCGGACGCTCTACTAGGAGCTAATATTGGTAATGAGTTGATCGTTACAGTTGTACCCGACGCCGGAGTAGGCAATATAGCTTACTTCTTAAAATCAAAACTATTTAGTTATCAAATACTAGGAAGTGTAGGAGAGATCGCACCTTTTAATATTTCTAAGTCAAATAGCACCGATAAAGTTGTGAGGGGTACTATTGATATAGATAGCGCAATAACCGCTAGCGGAAATAGTACCGGAGTACAATTAGGCGCCGTAGCCTCCACCGAAAACATCTACGCCGCCGTACATTGTACCGGAGTTAGCGGAACAAGTACCCCTACTATTACGATAACACTAGAAAGCGACGATAACGCTAGTTTTACTAGCCCTACAACGATAGCGACGTTTACAGATATAACCGCTATTAGTAGCGAGATCAAGAAAGTATCGGGAGCGATAACAGACGATTACTTCCGTTTCGCTTATACAGTTTCCGGGACTACTCCAAGTTTCGATATTCACGCTACTTTCGGTATCGAATAAAATTTAAAAAAATCTTAAAAAAATACACCATTATTTACGAAAGTATGTTTATAATGGGTACATAAGATAAATACTTGGGAGGTATTAGATGAGTAAAAAAAGAAGTTATAGCAAAGTTGCTATAGATATGTTTAGTAGCGCAGACGATATTAAAAATAATTTTAGTATGGTTTGGGGCTATAAAACTTTCGTAGAAGATACATATAAAGGCCAAGCTACTTTTAGATTAGAATTTATAAACAATGATTTTAAAACAAGTTATATAGATTATAAATTTCCTAAAGGTTGGACTAAAAAATCTATGTTACGTAACGCTTTAGGTAATTTAGGTTTTAATACTTTACTAAATGATTTTGGCGAAGTTGTTTTATTAGACAGAAAATATTAGAGAAAACATAATTTTTAGTACCGTTTACATAGATGAAAGAAAGGGGGTAGTATGAGCGAGCCAATACAATGGGCGCAAGTAACGCCATTAAAAAATGGTAATTATATTTGTGAAAATTGCGATAATGTAGCTACTAAAGAATACGCTTTTGATGATAGCGTGTTTTATTATTGTAATACACATTAATTAAATAATTGCTATAATCGATCTTAGCTCTTTCTATCTATGTAAACGGAACGTAAGAGCAAGTCGTAATTAATACTCCCAAGTATATTACGTACGCTAAAAGCCGGGTTTAATCGCCCGGCTTTTTCTATGTCATACTACGACTAAGGAAATTATCAATACTTAAAATTAGCTTAGTTAAAAAAGGAGTAAAAATTGGCTAAGTTTGTTTTAACAGACGCTAGCGTAACAATTAATAGCGTGGATCTAAGCGACCACGTTGCTAGTGTTACTCTAGATATTACCGCCGACGAAATAGAGGAAACAAGTTTCGGCAGCATTTTTAAGAGCAGATTAGGCGGCCTTAAGGACGGATCATTAAGCGTAGATTTCCACCAAGACTTCGCAGCTAGCGAAGTGGACGCTACACTATGGCCTCTTCTAGGTACCGTAACTACTTTTGAAGTTAAGCCTACAAGCGACGCAGTTTCCGCCACTAACCCGAAATATAGCGGATCCGTATTGGTTAACCAACACCAACCGGTAGCTAACGGAGTAGGAGAATTGGCGAGCTTTAGCGTTAGTTTCCCAACAAGCGGAACTATTACAAGAAGTACGAGCTAATGTCTTTAGTACAGGGATTACACCAACTCACTCTCGTACTAGAAGACGGTACAAAAAAAGAAGTAACGTTAAGACCCGTCGACTTCGTAGCTTTAGAAAGAAAATTCGGTCAAAGACCGGCTAGCGAGCTAGAAAAATTATCTTTCGA